CTTGTACACCGATGCCACTGGCAAGGTACGAAGTCCTTGGTACGACAAGGAGTGCTTGCGCTGCGCTAACTCAACTGAAGTTGCTCAGGAGTTGGACATTGACTTTGCTGGCAGCGATTACTTGTTCTTCGATGCGGCAATGATTGACCGATTGGTAGCCAAGGCTACGCCTGCTGTCTGTCGTGGCAATCTTGTCTTTGACCCGAACACGTTTGAGCCTGTTGACTTTGTTGCTACTGGGAATGGGCGGTTGAAGTTGTGGATCAATCCGACACTTGGGTTGGTGCTGCCAACGGATCGGAACTATGCGATTGGGGTGGACATTGCTACTGGAACCGGCGCCAGCAATAGCGCGATCACGATTGGGGATTGCTTGACGGGGGAGAAGGTGGGTGAGTATGTGGATCCGAAGATCAGACCGGACGAACTGGGTCGGCTGGCTGTGGCGCTGGGTAGGTGGTTTAAGGGGATGGGGAAAGAGGCGTTTATGATTTGGGAAGCACCGGGGCCGGGTCGTAACTTCGGTGACGTCGTCATGAAGGCTGGCTACCGCAACGTCTATTTCCGCAAGAACGAACTGGCTATGAACTCCAAAACCGGGAACGTGCCGGGGTGGTGGCCAACCAAAGACGAGAAACGAGCCGTCTACGGCGAGTACCGCCGGGCGCTCAACGAGGCTGAGTTTGTGAATAAGTCAGCAGATTCTTTGAGGGAATGCAAGGAAATTGTGTATACGGATGGTGGCTGGGTAGTGCATGGACGAAGCATGGCAACTCCCGATCCGTCCGGTGCAAGAGAAAATCATGGTGACCGTCCAACTGCCGACGCCCTTTGTTGGAAGGGCATGCGCGGCAAGGCACAGCAGAAATTATCGAGCAACGACATGCAAGTTGGTACTCTTGCATGGCGACGACTACAAGCCTCGCAGCGAAAATTAAAACAGTTGGAGTGGTAATGGCAAAGAAGAAACGCAATCTCACTCTTGATGACCGTCAGACATCTCGTCTTCTTGAGTCTGTGCAGTTTTCGCGTAACCGCATGCAGCCATTTCGAGAGCAGCGTTTGGCTGCTGTTCGGGCATACGTTGGTAGTAACTATGGTGAACTTGGTGCATCTGAGAAGGTGCCATTGAATTTGATGCAGATGGCGGTGAACATTTATCGCCGTCAAGTTGCAGCGCGTGCGCCACAAGCATTGATTGTTGCGCGTGACCAGAGTCTGGCGCCAACAGCAGCAGACTTTGAACTTGCTTTAAATTGGCTGATCAAGGAAATCAATCTTGAATCGTCAATATCCCGCTGGGTCATTGATGCAATGTTCTCTATTGGTGTCATGAAGGTTGGTATTTCTCCCGGAAACCAATCAGACATCGAGGGCTATGTTCATGACTCCGGTCTTCCATTCGCTGACGTAGTTGACTTTGACGACTTCGTGTTCGACATGAACGCGAAGAGTTGGGATCTATGTCAGTATGTTGGAAACCGATACACACTCCCGTATGAGGCTGCTAAAGAGATGAAGATCTTTGGCGATCAAGAAATCACCCCATCTCTCATTACCGATTACAACGATGGTGGTGATGAAAAGGTTTCGATTCTTCAAACTGGTGGATCGTGGAACCCTGAGCGTGGATACATGGAGGTTGTTGAACTGTGGGATTTGTGGCTTCCATATGACAATCTTCTTGTGACGGTGCAGGTTGTGGATCAAAATGGAATCAATGGTGGAAAGGTGTTGCGAGTAATGGAGTGGGATGGGCCGGAAAGTGGGCCGTATCACATTCTTTCGTTTGGTGACGTTCCCGGAAACCTCATGCCATTGCCACCTGCACAGGCAATGCTCGATCTGCATGATGCGTCGAATCGTGTGTTCCGAAAGATCATGCGTCAGGCTGATCGTCAAAAGACGGTAACCATTGTTTCTAGTGGCGCAGAAGAAGATGGACGTCGTTTGATTCAATCAAACGATGGAGACACTATTCGTGCGGACAATCCCCAAGCCACTCGCGAGGCTCGGTATGGCGGGGCTGATCCTGCCAGCATTGCATTCCTCTTGCAACTCAAGGATCTCTTTGTCTATCTTGGCGGCAATCTTGATGCTCTTGGTGGTCTTGGTCGTCAGGCAAACACCGTCGGACAAGAATCGCTGATTCAGCGTTCTGCCAACATGTTGATTGCTGACATGCAAGATCGAACCACCACAGCGGTGAAGTCTGTCATTGAAAGTCTTGCTGACTATCTCTGGAACGATCCTGTGATGGTTCCCAAGGTTGTCAAGACTGTCACCGGCACAGACTTTACTATTCCGGTCGAGTTCTCTCAGGACATTCGCGAGGGCGATCTGCTTGACTACATGGTGGAGATTGCTCCATACTCCATGCAGAGCAGGACGCCTACCGAACGCTTGCAGACGATCTCCCAGATGATGACACAGTTCATTATCCCAATGACGCCACAGTTGCAGCAGCGGGGTATCTCGGTCAACATGGATGAGTTCATGAAACTCATGGCTCAGTACTCCAACCTGCCAGAAATAGAGCGGATGTTGGAACGTATTCCGCCAGAAGAAATGCAAGCCATGCAGCAGGCTGCTGGCGGTGGTGGTGGGGATCGACCGCTCCAATCCCCGGTCACTTCTAGAACAACCGTTCGTGAAAACGTATCCGGCGCTACCCGTCAGGGTAACGATCAAGAATCAATGCGAAACCTGATGGCAATGGCTAATCAGGGACAGCCACAGTAAAATGCCTACATATCTCTATCGTGACGAAAATATGCGTTTGGTCGAAGTAGTAATGACTATTGCCGACATGCTTTCCCGTGAAAAGGAAGGCAAACTGGAGCATGAGGGGCAGACCCTTACCCGCGACATGGTTGCGGAACACTCCGGTGTCGAGGTAGTTAGGGCAGGGGCGTGGCCGATGCGGTCTGACGCCGCCGGGGTACACCCAGACCAAGCAGGCGAGGCATACCAGCATTCCGAGTCAATCGGGGTGCCGACACAGTTTGACCAGCGAACTGGTCAAGCGATTTTTACTGACCGAACGCACCGTAAGCGGTATCTTGCGGCGCGTGGCTTTATTGATAGGAACGCAGGCTATGGCGACTAACGAAGAAACCGAAAATTTCATTCCCCCATTCGACGCTCAAGAGCAGGATTCATTTCCTACCCGTGAGCAGTTGAACGACAAGAGTCGCCCTGATCCCCTTGACTTCGATGAACCAGAAGCAAGCGATTTTGATTTGGTGTCTCGCGAAAAGGCACCATCAAAGTCCGGCGCGACGGACTCAGTCGATGAATCAGATGCTGGAGTCATCCAAGATCTTGCCAAGCGTGCAAAAGGTCTTGGTATGAACAACGATGAAATCGAACAGATCAAAGACCCCGGTGCGCTCCGAAGCGTGATTGCTGCTTTACAGCGGCAAGCAACCACGGAAACCACCACCCAAACTTCCAGCAGAGATGCTGATGCGGACGAAAGTCCAAGTTCCGAGTACGACGCATTGACGAATCTTGATCCCGACGACGCGATTGATCCGTCGGCTATCAAGGCAATCAAGGCGTTGAAAGCAGAACTCGACAAGGTGCGTGCGCGACCTTCAGAGTCTGCTTCGACTTCACGCCCTGACGAGGCTGACTACATGATTGCAAAGTTAGGTGAGGACTACGTCGATATTTTTGGCGACGGCCCATCTCACTCTCTTTCACCCCGGTCAGAGGAGTACAAGGCGCGTGCGGTTGTTGTATCGGAAATGCAGCGTATTCGCGAGTTGGCAAAGTCCGCAAAGAAGCGGATTCCAGATTCTAGCGAAGCGTTTGATCAGGCTGTCCGAAGCGTTTTCGGCAGCAAAGTAAAACAGATGGAACAGCGGTCACTAGTTTCAAAGGTCAAGCAGCGAGAGTCGCAGTTGATTGCCCGTCCGGCAAACAACGGCAAACGTCCAGTTACTGGGCGTGAAAAGGCTATCGCCAGCGTGTCCGCGATGATGCGTGATCGTATGTCCTGATCGTAATTAAGGAGAACATCATGGCCTATCTACAGGCGGATGACATTGCAGACTTGATCAAGACGACACAGCGCGATCTTGGTCGTATGAAGTGGAGTGATATTTCGTACACCCTTCAGGAACACGTTGCTCTTCCCATGCTGCTTCAGCGCGAGAAGGTTTCGTTCCAGAGTGGTTTTGGCATTCAGTGGAACATTGCTACCGCCACTTCGGGCGCAGCAAAGGACACTGAAATGTACGCAACGGACTCAATCAACGTGTCCGATGTGATGCAGACTGCGAACATTCCGTGGCGTCACGTTACTACCAACTACGCCATTGAGCGTCGTGAAGTAGCAATGAACCGCGCTCCAGCGGAAATTGTTGACCTTGTCCGCATTCGTCGTAATGACGCAATGATTGACTTGGCGAAGCACATGGAAACTCGTTTCTGGAACAAGCCTACGAGTTCGACCGACAATCAGCAGATGTACGGCGTTCCTTATTGGATTTGCTATCCGGGTACCACCAGCAACGCAAACGGTGCATTTGAAGGATTGAATCCTGCTGGCTTTACCGCTGGCGCAGGAAACATTTCTTCAGTTACCTATCCAAACTGGGCTAACTGGGCATGCACCTACACGGCGGTTACTTCTACGGATCTTATCCGTAAGTGGCGACGTGCGGCTACGTTCACCAACTTCAAGCCTCCGGTTCCATCACCTTCGTACAACACGGGTAACAACTTCGGTTACTACACGAACTACTCGGTGATCGGCCCTCTTGAAGAGGCTCTTGAAGCACAGAACGACAACCTTGGCAACGACATTGCTTCCAAGGATGGTCGTCTGATGTTCCGTCAGGTTCCTGTGACTTGGGTTCCCTTCCTTGAAGCCAATACCGCTAACCCGGTCTACGGCATCAACTGGGGCGTCCTCAAGCCAGCATTCTTGGCTGGCGAATACATGCGCGAAGAAGGGCCAACGCCAGCAAGTACGCAGCACAGCGTGTTTGTTACCCACGTTGATACCACTCTGAACCTCATGTGTACGAATCGTCGCATGAACTTCGTCCTTGGTACCGGCTCGTCGGCATTCTGATTTAAGAAAGGAAACTTACTATGCAAATTCTTACAAAGTACAAGAGTGGATCTCTTTCAAACGCACCTTTTGCAGATGCGTTGCTTAATCCACGCGAAGCAGTTAGCCTGTTTCGTGATTTCATTTGGGAAAACATTGTTACTGCCCAGCAGTATGTGTTGACCGGTGCGCCAGTCATCACTCGTTCAACAACTGTTTGCACAGGTGTATGGGGCATTGCCTCTAATGGTACTCCTGCTGCTTTCTGTGTTGGATCGACTGGTGCAGTAACGCAAGCCGCTGTCGGGCGAATCATTTCATGCGAGTTCTTGGTTGCCGTTACTGATGTAACAACGGCATCGTGCGCTCAATTTGTTGGTTTGTCGAGCAGTGGTACGGTTGCTCCAATTACGGTCGCTGGCGTTCCTGACGCCAGTCGGTCGTGCATTGGTTTTGCCTTTGTTCAAGGTGCTATCAACGGTGTATTTGGAACTGCTGCTACTGGCACAGTTACTCTTGCTACCGGTAATACTGCTGCTGCATATCGTCGTCTTGGATTTGTTGTCAAGGGAACGACGCAGATTGATTGGTATGTTGATGGTAATTTTGTTACCACATCGACAACGGTTCCTACAACTGCAATGTTTGAGTCATACTCAAACGCATCTGCGGTGGCACAGGGATGCTCGGTTGATTACATGGCACTTGGTTTTACGCGCTAATTAACCTCTCAAGTTCACGGGGCGGGTTCCTACGACGGATACCCGCCCCGTGGATAAGGTTCATATATGACTATTGAAGCAAATAATGTTGTTCGGCTGTCAGCACGCGATTGGATTGCAATCATTGCCATTCTTGTGGTTGTGATGTCAACAATCAGCAGTGCATATATTGCACATGACCGTTTGCTAATGCAACTTGTTACTCAACAACAGGCAATCAATGGCCGACTGGACAAAATTGAGGGCAAGTTGGAAAACAACAACTCTTACCCTGACCGCCGCCCTGCTGGCGGGATGTAGTCAACTAGAGCAAGTAAGCCAAGACACGAACGCCATTCGTGTTGAAGCACATGCCCTTGTTGAGTAT